AGCGTGAGTTAGACAAGCGTTCATTGGAATTTTCAAACTCAGTTAAAGACCAAGGTAAAATGAGAATGATATCAAAAGGTCAAATGGCAATAGATAATATAGTTCAAATAGCAAATACAGCTAGATCAGAGAAAGTTAAGTTGGAAGCGAATACATTTATATATGAAGCTATATTTGGAAAACCAACTACTAAGATTGAGGATGCAACTAAAGATGATAAGAAGGATAATGAATCAAGCCTATCTTGGAATGACTTGGATAATGATAAGATAGTTAAGTTAGAAGATAAGAAAGCTAAGTAGTATGTGGTGTGTTTATAGTAGTATCATAAAGTATACTTTTTAATACTATGTTATTTATATGTAGCGATGTAGTGTTTCCAATGCTTATAAGTATAGTGAAATTTATATAAAAGTATCGAAAGTATATGTATACTTTTAGATACTTTTATAGTATAATTATATTAAAGATAAGTTAATAAAAATAATAAGCCATAGTAGGGGGAGGGGTACCTTCTAAAAATGAGGAGACAAAAAGCAGGGTGCCAAGCTATATAATTTTTCTTATTATTTTTATAACTCGAGGTGTCGTAATTCGACATACTATATAATTATACGGAGGGTTTAGAAATGAGATACTACGCATACCATAGAACTTCAACTACAGATCAACATCTAGATAGAGGGATTAATACTATAACTGAATTTTGTAAAAACAATGACTTAAAACTTGATAATAAAATATATACAGACCAATGCACTGGTAAAAACTTCAATAGACCAGGTTATACTGATTTAATAGATACCATTAAGTATCAAATTGAAACTAATAATGAAAAAGTAACTCTTATTGTTAGTGAATTAGATAGATTAGGTAGAAATAAGGAACTTACATTAAAAGAAATAAGAATGCTTAAAGACTTAGGTGTTAGACTGATGGTTATTGAAATACCGACTACATGTCAGGATTTAAGTAAATTAGATGATTCATTAGCAGGTATGATGATGGAAACTATTAATAATATGCTAATAGAGATGTATGTATCATTTGCACATGCTGAAATGGAAAAAAGAGCTACTAGACAACGTGAAGGTATAGAAGCTAAAAAGGCTCGTGGCGAATGGGATGATTTTGGTAGACCTAGAGTGCTTGATTTTGATAAATTCACTAAAGAATATAAAAGAGTTTTAAATGGTGATATAAAACCTGGTGAATGTATGAAGTTATTAGGCATAACTAAACCTACTTATTACAGATATAAAAAAGAGTTTGATAATAAGGAGGTAAAATAGTTATGAAAATAGGATTTTATAATTCAATTGTAGATAATAAACATAAACTTAAGAATTGTTGTTTTATAACGGATAGTTTCAAGGAGTTAAAATTAAAAGTTAGTGAAAATGACGTAATAATATTAGCATCAGAATTAAGTTTATGGAATGTTAACTCTAAAGATTTTATTGATTTGATGGAGGATTTTAAATTAAATGTATTCATAGGAAACATGAATGAGCAATCAAAATTAATTAATAAGTTTCAAGTTACAATATTATTAGCCAATATCGATTTTATAAAAAATAATAGAGTTAGAATTAACAAACTACTTAATGCGAATAAAGATTTATCAAAATTAAAATTGTCTGATAAGCAAGATTCAATAGTTACCGGTAGACCTAATATACATTCGGAAGAGCAGTTAAAATATGCAGCTGAATGTAAATTGAAATGTTATACTTATAAACAAATTGATAGAGAATTAAAAATAAGTAAAATGACTCTATATAGATATATGAAAAAGAATAATTTAATAGCAGAGTAACTACTGATGTGGTTACTCTTTTTTATTTGGGAGGAAAGTATGGAAAAAGTATTTTTAGGAGGGACTTGCAATGGGAGTTTTTGGAGAGAAAAATTAATAGAAATGTTAAATATAGATTATTTCAACCCAGTAGTAAATGACTGGACAGAAGAATGTTACCAAGAGGAACTAAGACAAAGAGAAATTTGTGATTATTGTTTATATGTAATAACTCCAAGAATGACAGGTGTATATTCTATAGCTGAAGTGATTGATGATAGTAATAAAAGACCTAACAAAACTATATTCTGTGTGTTAGAGAAAGATACTAATCCAGTACTAAATTATACAAGTGCGATGTTAACACCAACACATATATTCTTTAATGGAGGACAATTAAAATCATTAAATAAAGTTGGAGTTATGGTAGAAAATAACGGCGGAAAATATTTTAAATCATTACAAGAAGTTGCTGATTTCATAAATAATTAAAAGGAGTGATATATTTTGTTTTACTACAGTGGATATGAATTTAGTAGTAATGAGTTATCTATTTACTTAATAAATGAATATCTAGAAAAGTATTTTAAAGATACTGAGAGTATTAAAGCAAAATATACTCCAAAGCAGATAGCACGTTTATTAGGTGAACATGACATTAGTTTTTTCTCTTTGTACTACTTGAGGGATATATTTGTAGTTGCAGATCATAATGAAGCGAGACAATTATCGGCTGCACATCATGAGATGTGGAATGTTCTTAATGATACTTTTATAAATGATATACATGATAAGTTGAATATGGTTGAACCTCGTGGTATGGCCAAAACTACTGTTTGTGATTTAGCACTAGCTGTATGGTTACATTGTTATGCTAAGAGTAAATTTACTTTAATGGGCGCTAAAAAAGATGATGATGCTAGTCAATTCTTAGATAGTATTAAGAAAGTATTTACTGAAAATCAAATAATTAAAGATGAATTTGGAGAATTGATAAATTCTAAAAAGTATAAAGTAAATTCTAATGAAATTGAGTTTACTAATAATACATATATTAGAGCTGTTGGTTCTGCAAGTTCTGTCCGTGGTGCTAACTGGAAAGGTATAAGACCTACTGTTATCATAGCCGATGACTATCAATCTGAAACTGATATAATTACCGATGACGCTAGGGAAAAGAAATTTAATAGATGGTCTAAAGAGATTGAAAAAGTAGGGGATACTGCAGTATTTAGAAATGGTAAGAAAATTAAATCTGCTACTAAAATAATTTCTATTGGTACTGTTTTACATAATGATTGCTTGATTAGTAGGCTTAGTAGGAATAAAGATTATTTTACAGTGTTAAAAAGAGCAATAATTTTAGAAGATAATCAAACTGTAGATGATATATTTGAGTCTGATTTATGGATAGAGTGTAAAAAGTTATATTTTAATGATAAAGATAAGAATGCTAAGTTCACAGCTAGGTTATTTTATGAAAATCATATAGATGAAATGAAACGTCCAGTTCTTTGGGAAGAGAAGTGGGATTTCTTTTATGATATAGCTGTTGCTTATTGGGAAAATAGACAAGCATTTATGTCTGAGATGATGAATGATGCTACTAGTATAGGTGAAAAGTGGTTTAAGTCTATTAGAACTCAAAGTGTTGATGAGATTGAGGACCACTCTTTTATTAAAACTATGTTATGTATTGACCCTGCATCTACGGTTACTAAAAAGTCTGACTCTACTTCTATGTTAGTTGGTTCATTGGCTGATAATGATTTTAAATATGTTAGAGACATGGCTTTAGAAAAACTTAGTTTTATTGATTATTGTGAATTAGCTATAAAAAAATTAATTGAGTATGAAGATATAACTCATGTTTATATTGAAAAGAATACTTTTCAAGGTGCTGATATTATTAAAATAAAAGAACTTATGGAAAAGGAAGATTCTCTTAGAAATAGGAATGTTGAATTTATTAATGAGATGCAGCGAAAGAATAAAGATGAAAAAATATCAACTATTATAGATCCTGTTAATAATGGTCAAATAATATTTGCTGATAATAATGAAGATTTTATTAAACAAATATTAGACTTCCAAGGGCAGTTATATAGTTTACATGATGATGCTCCTGATGTTGTTGCTGAATTTTCCAAGAGAATAGAAGAAATTGAAGTCATACAATATGTAAAAATTTTAGATAGGAGAAAACTAGGTATTTAACACAGTTCAACAACTGTGTTTTTATTATGCAGAAAGTTGGGTGTTTAATGTGTCTAAGAAATATATAGATATAAATGAATTATTATATGCTAGTGTAGTTAATGAAGATTTATATACATATGATGCAATTATGAAAAGTAAACCTAATTTTGATAAGTCTCCCCGGAGCTAGAAAAGTATATCAAAGAAAGAGTTATGTAATATATCAAGCTAAAGGTGGTTATATTGTACATAATTTAAATAAGAAGTTTGAAAATGGTCACACTCATGTTAGGAGTTTTCATAAAGCTAAGTCTTTAATAGATTTATGTGTTAGAAAGAAATTACCTGATACACCTCGTAACTGGGAAATAGAAAGTTTAATTCGTATTAGCAATGATGACATGTACATTAATAAGTTGAAGATATTAATTGAGTAGTTATATGAAAAAAGACAAGGGATAAAGTTATTCACCCTTGTCTTTTTTGTATTTTTTTATTAAATCTTCTATGGCCTCTTCCACTAATTTGGATTTATTTATTCTAGTTTTTTCAGCTAGTTTATCTAAATCTTCATTTAAATCAATTGGAAGAGTAGTTCCTATACGTATTCTATTTTTTAAAGCCATAAATTACCACCAACCTCTACTTATAATTGAAAAATGTGTATATTTCAATTATAACACATTATATATCGTTATATCCACTTATATAAGGAAAAATAAAGTTATTGAAAGTTATATAACTTTATGCTACTATTAAAAATAATCATAAGGTTATATAACCTTATACAACTTAATGATTGTTTTTATTTAAAAAGTGGATGCCGATAACACTATAACCTGAAAGGTGAGCTGTAGCCAATGCTATAAAATACAGTTGGATAGTAATAGATGACATACCTATAGTCATCTACTAGACATTAGGAGGGTGTATCTGTCCTCTTTAAATATTAGATTGGTTAGGGTTAGCAACATCCGTATAGGATGTGTTCTAAGTGAAAATGTAATTGTATTGGGTGCTATAAATACTAAAGATTACAGAATAGGTTGCTATAAATACCGATATACTGGGGTAGCAAATTTTAGACTTCATTTTTGAGGTCTAATTATGCATTTTAACCTCAACCTAGGGTAATTTTGCAACTGAATAAAGTGAGGTGATAACGTATGAATTTAAGTGAAACGATTAAAAAGTTAATCTATAATGATAGTTCTATTAACTTATATAATAAAGAGCACTTGGAATTGGTAAAAAAAATACATGGTACATATTATAGTGAAAAACAAGAATATGAAAAAATGTATAGGTATTATAAAGGTGATACGGATGCTTTAAGGAAATATCAGTTTTTAACTAAGCGGTCCAATAGTAAGATTGGTACTAATTTCATAAAGAAGTTTATAAAAGAAGAAGTCGCTTATACTATAGGAAATCCAATAACATATGAGAGTAGATTAGATAATCAAGATATAATTAATGATATAAAAACAGTAATGAGTACTTGGGATAAGAATCATGATGCAAATTTAATGAAATACTTACTTATATTTACCAAGGTATATGAATTATATTATATAGGAGACGGTGTATTTAAAAGTAAAATAATAAAACCTACTGATGGTTATGCGTATTGTGATAATAGTGGAAAAGTATTATTTTTCATACACAGTTTTAATAATGACTTTGATACAACTAATTACATTGATGTTTATACGGATAAATATATATATCATTTTAATTCTAAATTCGAAGTGGTTAAAAAACCTACGGAGCACTTATTCAATAGAGTTCCTATTAGTATAGGAATTGTGAGTGATGAAGGTATAGAAGATAGTTTATTCAATGACATTAAAGGTTTACAAGATGCATTTGAAACTAATTTTTCTGATATCTCTAATGAAATAAGTGATTTTAGAAATGCCTATCTTAAATTCATCGGTTGTAAGCTGGATGATAATGATCTAGAAAAAATGAAAGAACTAGGTATATTACAAGGTCCGAAAGATGCAAGCGTTGATTGGCTTATTAAAAATATAAATGATACATTTATTCAAAATACATTGGATAGAGAAATAGATTTAATGTATCAAATAGCATGTCACATTAATCATAATGAAAAACTACAAAGTAATTTAAGTGGTATAACTCTTAGAAGTAGACTTATAGCACTTGAAAATAAATGCACACTGCATATCGGATGTCATTATAATGTTGTAATGAATAGAATTAGATTTATATGTGAGTATTTAAATGTTAAAGGTAAAAATTACAATTATTTAGATGTAAAGGCTAGATACACCCCAAATATACCACAAGACGATGTAGCCATGGCTCAATTATTATCACAAGTTCCAGAAGGCATAATATCTAAGCATACTGGAAGAACTCAGTTTAGTTTTATATCTAATCCTAAGGCTGAGGAAGAGCTCGTTAAAAAAGAGCAGGAAGAATCATTAAATTTAATTGATGATTTAGATGGTGATTTAGATGAGTAAAAATACTAAATTTATAAAAAGCATTTATGATGATATAAGTCTAGATGAAGTATATAAACAACAAATGGAAAATGAAATTATTATATTACAAGCCCTAGCTATGTTAATGCTATCATTCTTAGTTTTAGATAATGTAATGAAGCTTAAAGAGGAAGAGAAGAAAACAAATAAAGCCGAATTATTTTTACTAGTCAATTCCATCTTCATACTTGATAAGAATATCAGTAAAAAGACATTGGAAACATTATTAATAGATGCTACTAAAAAGGTTTATAAATATTATGGTGGTAAAGAACTTACTAAAAAGCAACTAAGAGATATTGTAAAAGTAAGCTTTAAAGGAAAGACTTTTTCTAAAAGAATATGGGATAATAGTAATAAAGTATCGAAGTTATTAAAAAAAGATATTGATAAATTCCTAAAGGGAAAGATAAGTGTTAATGATATTAAAAATCATATTGAGAAGCGTTTCAAAGTAAATAAATATAATATTAACAGATTAGTTAATACAGAACTAAGTAGGGTCATAAATGATGCTACTATTTTATATTGTAAAGAAAATAATTTAAGGATCAGGTATGTTGCAGAGTTAGATAATAAAACCTGTCATGATTGTAAAGATTACGATGGTATGATTTGTAAAGTTAGTGAAATACCATTTGATCTCCCTAAGCATGCTAACTGTAGATGTTATTGGGAGCCTATTATTGAGTGAGGTTATTGATTTATTACGTCTTATGGACTTTTTAAAGTGTATAAGGTGTAAATATATTAAATTATAAAATTAATGTCTTAGGTGGGATTATAAACCGTTTAAGGTAGGAGGTAAATAAATGAAAAAAGCAGATTTAGTAAAATTAATAGAGAATTTAACAGATGAGCAAGATGTGAATGATGTACTTAAAGATACTGATATAGTATTAACTGGTTTAACTTTGGATAAGTTTAAATCTAAAGTCAAAGAAGATAAGGATTTTAAATCATATATAGATTCTTTGAATGATACGCATTTATCTAAAGCTATAAAGACTATGAAAGAAAAAGGAAGTTGGGAGGTTGAATTTGGTGATGTATTAAAAACTAAATATCCTGATTTAGTTACAGATCCTAAAGATAAAGAATTACTAGAGATGAAGCAAAAAATAGAACAAATGCAAAGAGACGTTGCAAGAAGAGATCTCTTAAAAGATGCATTGGAATATGCTAGTGAAAAGAAAATACCTACTAAATTCGTAGAAAGATTTTTAGGGGATGACTTAGACAGCACTAAAGCTAATTTAGATGGATTTGCTACTGATTGGTCTAAAGAAATTGAAAGTGCTGTTGATGCTAAATTCAAAGGCAATTCATATATTCCAGGAGGGGGTGGTAATGAAGGTGACATTGAAAGTTTAGGTTCAAGATTAGCTAAACAAAATAAAATTAAAACACAAAAAACAAATTATTTTGGAGGTAATGAGTAATGGGAAAAATAAGAGTAACTGAATATTCAAATTCAAAAGAAATATTAAAATATGATCACTATGTGTCACAAGCCATAGTCTTGGAGACATCAAATGGAACTAGCGTTGGTGATAAAAAAATAGTTAAAGCTGGAACTATATTACCAGCAAACGATGCTACTGCAAAAGGTGTGCTTTTATATGATGTTGATGTAACACATGGTAATGCAACTGGTGCATTAGTTATACATGGATTTATAGATAAAACTAAAATACCTGCGCAACCTAATGAGTTAGTAAATTTACCGATGATAATGTTTATATAATTTGAGGAGGGATTGAGAATATGAAAACAATATACGATGTAGTAAAGGCTAAAGAAATAGGAGTTTATTATGATGAAATGAATAAAGAGAGGGCTCCGTATTTGGGAGAAACATTATTCCCAGATGCCAAGAAATTAGGATTAGATTTAAAGTGGATAAAAGGATCTAAAGGTTTACCAGTAGCGTTAAAATCTAGTGCGTTTGATGCTAAGGCTGAAATAAGAGATAGAATAGGATTTTCTGAAGTTAATACAGAAATGCCATTTTTTAAAGAATCAATGCTCATAAAAGAATCTGATAGACAAGAGTTAAATAAATTACTAGGAAATCCAGCTAATCAACCGTATATAGATTTAATTGTAAAAAATATATTCGATGATGTAGCTAATCTAGTAGAAGGTGCAGATGTTCAATTTGAAAGAATGAGAATGCAATTATTATCAGATGGAAAAATATCAATAAAAGGTAAAGATGTTAATGGTATTGAAAAGGCACTTGATTATGACTATGGTTTAGATGAAGCGCAAAAGGTGTCTACCGATTGGTCTCAACCAAATGCGGATATCTTAGGGGATATAATCAAATGGATGGATGATGCTGAGGCTAGAAACGGAGCTAGACCTACGAGAGCAATATGTAATTCTTCTACGTTTGCATACATAGTGAAAAATGAAGCTATAAGAAGTGCTATTAAAGGTTTACTACCTGAAGTACCTATAACTAGAGAAAAAGTTAAAAGATACATACAGGAAGAACTAGAACTTACTATAGAAATATATTCTAAAAAATATAAATCAGAAGCTGGAGTAGTTACTAACTATTTTAAAGATAATATATTTACATTATTACCAGCTGGAACGCTAGGAAATACTTGGATGGGTACTACTCCTGAAGAATCAGACTTAATGAGTGGTGCTACTGATGCTGAGGTTAGTATAGTTAGACAAGGGGTTGCGATAACCACTACAAAAGAAACTGATCCA